TACCGTCCAGCATCAGCTCCACCAGATGCGCATAGGCCATGGCGTTGACCTTGATGGTGGTCTTGCCTCGCTTAATCGTTGAGTTCAGCAAGTTGCGCCTCCAGTTTCTTGATGTGCCTGTAGGCACACTCGTAATGGTCCGCGCCCCGGGCCCAGCACCGCGGAGAGTGGGTGCGTTCCTCGTTCAGGTAATCGTTGATTGCCTTGGCCAGCTCATCAGCCGCGGGCTTGAGCACGCCGCTGGGCGTGTGGATCACCGCGCCACGCAGAATGTCGTGGCAGCGTTGGAGTAGTTCAATGTGTTTCATCTTCGCAGGGGGTGGTGAATTTGAAGACCTCATCGAGGTTGGCTTTTACGTCCTCGACCTCGATGCCGTACATGCGGCAGCGGATGGCCAGAGATAGGGTCAGCGCCGTCAGGATGTCCTCCGGCGTTGTGTCAGTGTGTTGTTCGCAAAACTCCCGCATCGAGTTGTTGAGGTACTGGGCTAGTTGGGCATGTTTCATTGGAATTCCTTCAGCAGTTTCAAAAACGGTGCGTTGACCCGGCGATTCAGAGCACGGCGCCGGGCCCGCGCGCCGCGGACCTTCTTGATCGGTGGGCGGTACATCAGGATGTCGAAGTCCAGGAAGGACTTGGGCTTCTGGTTTGCGTTGTGGTCGCCGCTCATTCCTGCCCCCTTGCCTTGAGCATGGCGTCTGCCCAGGCGTAGGCCCGTGCGGAGCCCTCCTGGGAGTTGTATTCCAAAATAAACCGCGGCATCGCTTGGGCAGCGAAGTAGTCGTGCAGGGTCATGCCTTTTTGCCGCAGCAGGGCGGTGTCGTCCTGGTCAGGCTCCGCAAGCGCGGTGCGGAGGGCATCCATAGCCTTATCGCGCAGTGCGCCCACATAGCGTTCCTCCAACGCCTCAAGCGCCTGCTGCGCTGCTTCTCGTAGGCTCATTCCTCCACCCCCATCGCCTTCTCATCGGCCTCGTCTTCCAGCTTCGCCAGCGCCTTGGCATTCAGATCGTCGATATCAAACTCCAAACCGTTTATGGTCATGCTGATGATCTTGGCTCGGTAGTTCCTGCTGATCTTGGCCTCGACCTCAACCAAACAGTCGCCCATGTAAGTCTTAAAAAACATTTTTGGCTCCAATCACTTTGCCCGCTTGCACGGCCACGCCGCACTCAAAGCATCCACAGCCAAAGCCGCAGCCGTCTTGTGCCGCGACTGAGGATTGAGCAACAGATGACGAAGGACCACGTCCCGCGCCTGACCCACCGTTGCATAGTCCGGCGAGCAGATCAGGATCCCTTCCATCGTGTCAGCCACCCCGGCTACAAAACCGAGCGCCACGGACTTCTCAATCACGCTGTCCGACTGCATCCGCTGCAAAAGCTCGTTTCCCGTATAAAACTCCGCCCGGACCGGGGACCCGAACAGCGGCCCGAAGGCCAACAAAACCAACAATCGCTTCATATTCACCCCAGCCATAAAACCACAGCCAACAAGGCCGCGAAAACCAAAACCAAGACAACCAGGATCACCATGGCCAAACAGCCCAAGGCGTCCAGGTCGTCCTCCTCATACCGCTGCATCTGACCTCCGCTCTACGTACCGGGCCAGCAACCACTTGTCACCCAACCGGGCAACCGAGCGCGCCCAGTCCCTCTGATACCGGCGGCTTTCCGGCCACAACTCACGCGCCTTCTTCAACAATCGGGTTCTCATAGCAATGCCTCCTCGTACTTCGAAAGATCAGCCACGGGTTTGACGCGCCGCGGCGGCTTGTAAGGCTGGCCACGGTAGGTCGGGAACGGCCAGACAGGGGGATGGGTGGGTTTGGGTTGGCGGGGCAAGGCCCGCGGACCGGGGCTAGCCATTTGGGTTCTCAAAAGTGATGTAGGCCGCCTCCTGGATCTCCTCGACCACGGAGTTGGAAATGATGCCCATGACGTCCTCGCCGCCTAAGGTCACGCCAACCAGGGTGTACGTGGCCGGCCAGTCGCCCCGCGCTTCCTCCACCTCCAAAGTACAAACCAAAGGCTTGTCCGTCAACATCGTCTCGAACCAAAGCTCCACCGTGTTGAAGTTGGGCCACACCGCACGGCCGTTGGGTTTAGTGCTCATTAGAACGCTCCTTCTCATGTCGTTGAGCATCGGCATACAGGGCACCCATGGCCTCCTGCAGCTTCTCCGGGGGGATGGCCAGGGCCACCCCAATCTTGGCCGCTGCCATCAACAAACCAAACATACCAATCGAAGGCCGGTCTGTGATCTGCGGCAGCACGTCCAGGAGGTCGTCTGCTACGGTCGTGATCTTTTCCATTGCGTCCAGCGCACGCTCAGTGAAGGCCTGTTTTACATCGTCTGTCATTCGTCTATCCTTTCTAATTTCCACCTGTGGTGGTAGTGTTGTGGATCTGTTATTGTGCGGTATGGCGTGTTGATCGTCAAGTAGGTTGAGAGTGCGCGGATGTAGGGGGAAACACCTAGGAAAAGGGGTCACGGACCGCGGACCGGGGCTTTTTGGGGGTTCCTATAGAACTTTTTTGGGTAGAGGTGTTTTTTTAATTTTTTTTGTGGGAAATGGCGTAATTGGTGTAATGGCGTAATAGATGAATGAAATCAATGGGTTGGAGCATCACGTTTCATTACGGGGAGGAACAGGTGTATGAATTTTTCTGGGGGTCGCGCGCGGTTATTTTTTTGAAAAAATTTTTCGTTGATGGCCAGAAAAAGTTCTATAGGCCAGGATCTAGGGGTTTGCCCTGAGTGCTTGTTGGGCGGCCTTGGGATGCCTGTTGCGCGGCTGCTGGGTCGTGCTACACTGGTTGCAGTTGGGACACGCTTGGAGTGCACAGAATGGACACTTTGGACATCGAATCGGGGATCCCGATACCTGAGGAGGGGACGGTTCAGAAGTACCCGCTGCGGGACATGGAGCCGGGCGACAGCATCTTCTTCCCGAAGGACCAGGAGAAGGTCGCTGCCAGCGCCCGGTCCTGCGCGTGGCGGTTCTCGAAGATGCAGGATCCCCCCTGGGTCTTCACGCTGCGCCGGACCAACCCGCTCAAGGACAAGGACGGCTTCCGCCTCTGGAGGATCAAGTGACCAAGAAAGACGTTTGGAATGTGCCGCCGGTCATCCCAAACAAGGCGGCCAAGCGGCTATCCGGTCAGGTCAAGCCCCTGAAGCAGTACAAGTCCCTGAACCCCAAGCAATGGAAGTTCGTTCAGGAGTACGTGGCAGGGGACGGCCGGGTGACGCTGAAGGAGGCCGCCATCCGGGCTGGGTACAACCCGAAGTCCGCCTCGGTGATGGCTTGGAAGCTGACCAATCCTGACGAGTACCCCGAGGTCGTGTCCGCGATCCAGTCCTACCGGGCTGAGCTGGCGTCGAAGTACAACACTTCGTACGAGCGGCACATGAAGGACCTGCAGACCATCCGCGACAAGGCGCTCGAGGCTGGTGCGTTCGCTGCTGCAGTCCAGGCGGAGTACCGCCGCGGTCAGGCCCTGGGGACTATCTACGTCGAGCGGAAGGAAATTCGCCATGGGACCATCGACTCGATGTCCAAGGAAGAGGTGCAGCGCAAGCTGGATGAGATCAAGAAGCTGTACGGTGGGCCGCCCCCGACTGCCCTTATTGATGCCGATACCGGGCAGGTGATCGAAAGTGTCGCCCGAGAGCTTGACCCACCTTTTGACCCTGGAGTGGCGGACCCTCCGCCTGACGTCTTCGAAGAGGTTCCTCCCGATGCCCACAACCCCTGAGTCCCGGCTTTCCCGCCGGGTTCGAATTGCCCTGCAGGAACACGGCTGCGCGGTCGAACGGATTGAGAACCGGGTCAACCTGGGCATCCCTGACATGCTGGTCGGGATTGGTCCGCGGTTTGTGATGCTCGAACTCAAGGCCATCACCCGCGGATTCGCGGTTGACTTGCGGCCGCACCAAATTGCTTTCCTGACCCGGCACTCACGCGCTGGCCGCCCTTGCTTTGTCTTGGTGCACGATGGGGGATCGACTAAGCGCCCGGCTTCGCTGAATTTGTACTCCGGCACGCAGGCGCTCGAGCTTGCCGAAATCGGCCTACGGGCGGCGCCTATCATGAGCTGGCCGGACCGGGAAATCGACTGGGCCGCCCTGGTCGAGCTGCTATCGGCCGGGATCCATCGATTAGAAAA